TTGCTGGTATACTAGGAGGAGCATTACTCTGTGCGATTCACGGAGCAACTGTAGAAAACACTTTATTTGAGGATGGAGATGGTGCGAACACTTTCAAAGCTTTTGAACCGACTCAAGAGGAAGAGACTTATTCTATGGTCACGGCTAACAGATTCTGGAGTCAGATCTTCGGTATTGCTTTTAGCAATAAGCGTTGGTTGCACTTTTTTATGCTTTTCGTACCAGTTATGGGTCTCTGGACTTCTTCTATTGGCATCATCGGTCTTGCACTTAATTTACGTGCGTATGACTTTGTTAGTCAGGAGATTAGAGCGGCAGAGGACCCAGAGTTTGAGACGTTCTACACGAAAAATCAACTTCTTAATGAAGGTCTTAGAGCATGGTTAGCAACTGCTGACCAGCCTCATGAGAACTTTAATTTTCCAGAAGAAATTATGCCAAGAGGTAATGCTCTTTGAAAACGGAAGGTTAATTCCAAAAATGGGGGGAAAAAATCTCCCCAAAAATTTTACTCCAAAGGGTTTTTATAAATACTCAAAAAACCCTACTATATTATGGCTGTTTTAACTAGTACTGGAATCACTTTTAGTGATACTACTGTACTAAACTCTAAGTATGGTATTATTCCACAGTCAAGGAAGTTAACTTTTTATCAGGCATCAGCACCAACAGGATGGACTCAAGTAACTACTCATAATGATAAAGCTATCAGATTAGTATCTGGAACAGGAGCAGGTTCTGGAGGATCTATTGGATTCTTAAGTTCCTTTGTTTCTAATAAGGCATATAGTGGATCAGCACCTATAACTATTTCTGGATTAACTGCTGGAAACACTACACTATCTACTCCACAGATACCTGGTCATACTCATCCATCTGTATCTGGAAATTTTACTAATAATCTAGCACCATATCCAGCCCCCTCCCCCTCAGGAGGGGGATCTCCAAGGACTCAACATGCTCCAGGAACTGCTACTGGGCCCAGTCCTGCTACAGGCGGAGGTTCACATACTCATCCAGTTTCATATACTAGTGCATCAGGACCTGTTAGTGGTAGTATAAATATGTTCGTTAATTATGTAGATGTAATTATTTGCTCTTTTACTTAATATTATGGCTGTTTTAACTAGTACTGGAATTACTTTTAGTGATACTACTGTATTAAACTCTAAGTATGGTATTATTCCACAGTCAAGCGTTGCTTTATTTTTTAAAGCAACAGCACCAACAGGATGGGTTCAAGTAACTACTCATGATGATAAAACTCTTAGGGTAGTATCTGGAACAGGAGCAGGTTCTGGAGGATCTTTTTCTTATTCTACTCTCAATTCAGTTCCATTTAGTGTAAGTGTACCAGTAACTATTTCTGGATTAACTGTTGGAGACACTACACTAGGTGATTCACAGATACCTTCTCACACCCATACTGTCACTATGGGTGGAACCAGATACAATCTGAACATTGGCAACCAACAGCCAGACTCAAATGTTCCTTCTCCAGGTTCTACTGGTAATAATGCTCCTGCTGGTGGAGCACATACTCATCCAATTACATTTAGTAGTGCATCAGGACCTTTAAGTGGTAGTATAAATATGTTCGTTAATTATGTAGATGTAATTATTTGCTCTTTTACTTAATATTATGGCTGTTTTAACTAGTACTGGGATTACTTTTAGTAATGCTACTGTATTAAACTCTAAGTATGGTATTATTCCACAGTTAAGTAGTATGGTATTTCTTGAGGCATCAGCTCCAACAGGATGGGTTCAAGTAACTACTCATGATGATAAAACTCTTAGGGTAGTATCTGGAACAGGAGCAGGTTCTGGAGGATCTTTTTCTTTTATTAGTAAATTTAATTCAGCAAATCCCATTACTGGACCAGTAACTGTAACTATTTCTGGATTAGCTGTTGGAGACACTACACTATCTGCTCCACAGATACCTGCTCACTCACATACTGTCAATGCTACTGGATCTAGTGCATTTACTGGTGATCAAGGTCCTCAAGGAAGTCAAACTTCTCTGGTAGGCGGCCCCACTGATTCTACTGGTGGAGGAGGATCACATGCTCATCCATCTACATATACTAGTGCATCAGGATCTGCTTCTGCTACCTTTACACTTGATGTTTCCTATGTTAATATGATTATTTGTACTCTTAGTTAATTTATAACCAAAAAAATGAAAATAGAACAAGGAAAGTATTGTCCTCTGATTAAAAAAGATTGTGTTGGTCTTCAGTGCTCTTGGTTTACTCAAGTTAGAGGCATGAATCCAAATACAGGAGAATCTGTAGATGAATGGGGATGTGCAGTTAGCTGGTTACCAATGCTAACAATTGAAACTTCAAGACAACAAAGGTCAACTGCAGCTGCAGTTGAATCTTTTAGAAATGAAGTTGTAAATGCAAATGAAGAAAATCGTAAGGCTTATATTAATACTTTGGTAAATAACTGCGAAGTAATACCAACACAGATTACTCCATTAACTACAACCAACTTATTGACTACTGGAGATGAATGATGACTGATGAAACTAACATAGATTTACAAAGATCTCAAGATTCTGATTCACTTGAAGAATTAATATTTGAAAGATTTACTATTATTGTTGATGATAATGCGGTATATATTGATGGTAAAGTATATGATGATATTGACTTGTCTTGGATTCCAAAGTATAATGGAATTGATGTACATGCAGTTCAGTGGAATACTGATAGAGGACACATTGAATTAAAAAATTCAGATCCTAATATAATAATTACAGATCTTGAAGCATTTAAACCAGCAATTGATCAGTGGAAAATTAAGAAATTAGAAGCACAAAGATTAGAAGAACAAAGATTAGAAGAACAAAGATTATTCCAAGAACGTGAAGCTCAGATGGAAGAATCATTACAATTTGAATTGGCAGGCATAGAAAAAGTAGATGAAGATTTGGGATATTATTCTGGTATGTTTGACCAATCAACCAATATTGAGGATGTTGATATTGAACAATTACTTTCTCAATTATAATTTAATCAAAAAATATGAACTCTATATTATTAGATAATAATTATATTATCATTCCAAATTTTATATCTTCTTATAAAGCAAATAAACTAAAAGATGAATTTGTAGAATACTCACAAAAAAATAATTTAGGAGGAGATTGTCAAATACAAACTTCTTCTTGTGCTTATAATTATATTTCGTTCTTAGAACTTCTCTGTGAGAAAACATCAGAAGTATCTGAAATACTAGAAGAAACTGTTTTACCCACATACACATATGCTAGGGTTTATAAGAATGGATCTGTATTAGAAAAACATTCTGATAGAGATTCCTGTGAAATTTCTTTAACTTTACATCTTGGTGGTGATAAACCATGGTTAATTTGGATCAAAACTCCTGAAGGTGAAGATCGTTCTGTTGAATTGAACCCAGGAGATGCCATGATGTATCTTGGCACAATCGCAGAACATTGGAGAGATGAGTATGTTGGTAATGAGTATACTCAAGTATTTCTTCATTATGTAAGAAGTAGAGGAGATTGTGCATATACTTATTTTGATACTGAAAATCATAAGGGAGAACATGGCAATCATAATAAAAATGTGACAATTGATAAAACTTTAGAGGTGGAAGTAAAAGAAGATACTATCAAGAAATATTCTCCTATTTTAATTAAACCTGCATCCAAATTAGAAGATTTTATACAAATATTTGATAATGTTTTATCTCCAGAAAATTGCAATCTTATACTGAATGAATATAAAAATTCATCTGAATGGAAAGACACTCATACTGGTTCTGGAATACATAAAGATATAAGAAATTGTATGGAGATAGGAATTTCTCTTGATTCTATAATTAATGAAAATTTTGAAGTTAGAAAAAATCTAGATAATGTAGTTTTTGAATCAGTAAGAAAAGTAATTTCTAATTATAATGATATTATCCCTACATTTAGAATAGATATTGATACTGGATATCAACTTCTTAGATATAAAGAAGGTGAGTTTTATACCCAACACACAGATTCATTTAAAGAACAGCAGAGGTCCCTATCTTGTTCCCTTCAATTAAATGAGGATTATGATGGAGGAGAGTTTGCTTTATTTGATAGAGAAATGATGATAAGAACTAAACCTGGGTCTGCCATTGTGTTCCCATCAAACTTTATGTACCCTCATGAGATTATGCCTGTGACTAAGGGAACTAGATATTCTATTATTACTTGGTTGGTGTAAAATAATAATATGAGTAATAAATTAGATGGATTGCCTCCAATTCGTTATTTAAATCTTGATAATAGAATTGATAGACAACAATATATGGAATCGCAATTTGAAAAATATAATATTAAAGATTATACTAGAATTAGTGCAGATAGATATCATCCTAATGATTTTGATGAATGGAAAAAATCTTCATTAATTATAGATCATGTTTCGAATCAGCCCCATTATATTTCTATTTTAGTTAATCAATTTCAAAGCATTGTTGATTGGTATCACGAAAACTCTTCAGAAACTTGTTTAATTTTAGAAGATGATTTAAATTTTTCAATATTAAAATATTGGAATTTTGATTGGAAAGATATTATGGACAATCTTCCATGTAATTGGGACTGTGTTCAATTTCATATTATTGGGCATGTTTATATGCCAATGGGATTAACAATAAGAACTAGAAATAATCATGCAGCAACTTGCTATATGATATCAAGAAATTATGCAAAAAAATTAATAGATATGCATTATTTTGATGGTAAATTTAAATTTTTTAGAAATTATGGATATGATAGTAAATGGCCAATATACCACTACCAATCTCCAGATTTTGTTCCTTATGAAATTGGTGTAACTTATTCATTTCCAATTTTTGTTACAAATTCTAGTTTTATTAGTGATTGTTATAAAATCAGAATTAACAATATGGCAAAAAAATCAGATTATGTTGTAGCAAAATGGTGGGCAGAAGTTGGAAATAAATGTTCTATAAAATCTCTTTGTTGCTTGGATATCACTAATAATAAAAAGTTAAAACTTAAAATAAATTATAGTCCTGATGATAGTTAAAAGATTATGATAATTTTTATATATTCAAAATTAATCTTACATATAATAGTAAAGAATATCAATGTTAAATTCTAAACTAAAGGGGTTGCCTCACATCTATTATTTAAACTTAGATGCTGAGGTTAATAGACGAAAATATATGGAATCTCAATTTTCGTATTGGGGAATTGAAAATTATACTAGAGTAAGTGCTTCTAATTTTTTAGTACAAAATTTTGAACAATGGAAACATGTTCTTCATTTACCTGAATATCATACTTCTCAATTTGATTTTTGGGGTAAAAATTCATCACCAAATTGTAGGAATGTTGCAGTTTCAATATCTCATTTGGAAATTATAAAAAAATGGGTAGAAGAAACTACTGATCCATATATGATAATTATGGAAGATGATACTGATATTAATTTAATTAAATATTGGCATTTTGATTGGGAATATTTAATGAATAATATTCCATATGACTGGGATGCTATACAATTAATGTTTAATTCAGATTCTGTAATTCCTTGTTTTCTTCATGTTAAATTAGGAAATAGTTGGAATGGTCCAATTATGATAACTAGGTTTTATGCTGAAAAATTATTAAGATTGTATTTTATTAATGGAAAATATAATTTTCTTGTTAAATCTAATAGGAAAAATCTTTGTTTTGTAACTAAAAGTGTGGCACATGTTGGTGTAGATGATTTTCTTGGATTTAATGGGAAAGTATATCAATTACCTCTATTCTCACAAAATCCATATTTGGATAAAACTCAAAGAAAACAACATATAATTTCTCATAGAGCTCATTACTTTTGGTGGAAAAAAATGCGTGATAAGTTTACTCTAGATGATTTTTTTACATATGGAAAAGATCATGATATAAAAATGACAATAAATTTAAAACCATGGATTTAAAAAACAAGTTTAAAGGAATACCAAACATATATTATTTAAATTTAGATTGTAGAATTGATCGTAGGGAACATACTGAATCTAGTTTTAAACATTGGGGAATTGAAAACTATACTAGAGTAAGTGCTTCTGATTATATATTAGAAAATTTTCATGATTGGAAACATTTGATTTTTGATTATAAAAGACTAGATACTAGATTATTAGTTCTAAGAACTGCCCAACAATTATCAATTTTCAAAATACTTGAACATTGGTTAGAAACTACTAATGATCCTTATATGATTTATATGGAGGATGATGTTAATTTTGAATATTTAGAATATATGCATTTTGATTGGGAATATTTAATGAATCATATTCCACATGATTGGGATTCAATTTTACTTGGATTTGAAAATCATGCATTAATTCCTTGTTTTCTTCATCCTTTAATTAATTACCACAATACTGGACCATCTTTACTTAATAGACATTATGTAAAAAAATTATTAAGATTGCATACAATTGATGGGAAATATAATTTTTTTAATAAAATTTCTAATTTATATTGGAAAGGAGTAATGGGACATCCTGAATTCGTGATTACTGATTATTTTTTAAATCATTGTGGTAGATCTTATGCAATACCTTTAATGCCACAACGATGTGATATGGGGGCACATGGTATGAATACTAATAAAACTTTATACAAAAATGATTCTCAAATTTTTGCTAATAAAGCATATACCTTATGGTGGAAGAAGTTTAGGGATAATTATACACTAGATGAATTTTTTACTTATTCTAAACCAAACGATTTCTTTATAGACTCTTGTAATGTTTGATAATGTATTAGAATTTGAAAGTAAAATAGCAGAATTTTTTGGATCTCAATATGCAGTAGCAACTGATTGTTGTACTCATGCCATTGAATTGTGTTTAAGATATAAAAAATATGATATTATAAGTGTTCCAGAATATACTTATATTTCTATTCCATTCACTGCAATGAAATTAAATTTACAATGGACATGGAAAAATGAAAATTGGAAAGATTATTATTATATTGGAAATACTAATATAATAGATGCAGCAGTATTGTGGAAAAAAGATAGTTACATTACAAATACTTTTATGTGTCTAAGTTTTCAGCATAAAAAACATTTAAGTCTTGGTAGGGGTGGTGCAATTCTTTTGCAAAATAAAGAAGATTATGATATACTTAAAAAAATGTCCTATGATGGGAGGACTTCAACTAAACCTTGGACTGAACAAGATATAGATACAATTGGATATCATTACTATATGACTCCAGAAATTGCAATGTTAGGAATGGAAAAATTAGAAAAAGTAAAAAATGAAACTTCTAAAAAATGGAGTTACTTAGATTATCCACATCTTCCTTCTATGTTAATATTTAATAAGTAATTTAATCAAAATATTAAAAATGAATAATTCTGAGAATAAACTAAAAAATTTATATATTTTAGAGTTAAGTGAAATTTATGATAATCAAGTTAGGTTACCATACAGTACTGGAGTCATATGGTCTTATTGTAAAACACATTTAGATATTAAATTAAATTACAATTTAAACTGGTTTTTTTGTAAACAAGATCCTCAAAAAATAATTGATCAAATTATAGATCCTGATATTATTATCTTTTCTTCATTTGTTTGGAACTGGAATCACAATAAAGTAATTGCAAAAAAAATAAAAGAAATTTATCCAGATACAGTTATCGTATTTGGTGGTGCCATGGTTCCTTCTCCAGAATCTTTTTCTGAAGGATCTATTAATCCTTATTGGGAAATTGAAATGAAAGATTGGTTTAATCGTCATTCTTACATTGATATTATTTCTATTGGAGAGGGTGAACTTACTATTTGTGATATTCTTATTGAGAATTTAAGGGATAAAAATTTTGATAGTATTCCTGGTTGTATTACTAAAAAATGTAACTATCAATATAGAGATCGTATAGTTGATATAGATTCTATGCCATCTCCTTATTTGGATGGAACTTTTGATAAATTACTTGAAAATTTTGGTGAACTTATTCCAACAGCAACAATAGAATCAGTTCGTGGATGTCCATATTCTTGTACTTTTTGTGAGATTGGAGACTCTTATTATGATAAAATTAAAAAACAATCACTTGAAAAATTATTTAAAGAAATTGAATGGATTGCTCAACATAAAATTGAATATATTGTTAATGTAGATTCAAATTTTGGGCTCTTTTATGATAGGGATATGAAGATTGCTAATTTTTTATTAGAATGTAATAAAAAATACGAATATCCAAAAACTTACAAATGTGATTGGGTAAAAGCAAAATCTATTGAATGTATTAATATTGCTAAAATATTATATCAATCTAAATTATATAAAGGAATGACTCTTGCATTTCAATCTTTAGATGAAGATACTTCAAAATCAATACATAGAAAAAATATATCCAATGAAAAATTAAAAAGTATTCTTGAATTGTATAAAAATGAAAATATGCCAGTTTATATTGAACTTATACTTGGACTTCCCAGTGAATCTAAAGAATCTTTTATTGATGGGTTGTATAAATTGATGGAATATGGACATCATGATTATGTTTCAATCAATCCTCTTGAAGTTTTTCCAAATACTTCATTTAGTAATTTAGATTATATTAAAAAATATGGATTAAAAATAGCCAAAACTATGCCACAAGCAGTACATTATAAATTTGATCCTAATCTTGATATGAAAACTAGAATTGTTGTGGGATCTAATAATATGTCATACGAAGATTATATATCAGCATCCCTTTATAGGTGGTTACTTATTTCCTGTCATTTCTTTGGACCTACTCAATTCATTGCTAAACATTTTGGAGATTATAGAAAATTCTACAATGGATTATATGATTGGGCAAAAAAGAATCCAAATACAATTCTTGGCTCTGAATTTAAATTAACAGAAAAAAATCTTAGAAAAACTACCACAGATGAAAATCATCCATGGGGAAGAGTAATACCTGAAATATGGAATTGTGCTTGGGAATATGAAGAAGTAACTAATTATTTTATTTTTAAAAATCAAAACTTGTTTTATGATGAATTGTCTCAATATAGAAATATACCAAAAGATGTTTTAAATTATCAACTTCAAAGTGTTGTTAATCCAAATTTAGATTATGATGGAAATTATTTTTTATGGATGAGAGATTGTCTATGGTGGGGAAGAAGGGATAGTAAATATTTAAAAAATAATATCAAATATAAAACATCTTAGGATATTCCTACATGGATTTAAAAAACAAGTTTAAAGGAATACCAAACATATATTATTTAAATTTAGATTGTAGAATTGATCGTAGGGAACATACTGAATCTAGTTTTAAACATTGGGGAATTGAAAACTATACTAGAGTAAGTGCTTCTGATTATATATTAGAAAATTTTCATGATTGGAAACATTTGATTTTTGATTATAAAAGACTAGATACTAGATTATTAGTTCTAAGAACTGCCCAACAATTATCAATTTTCAAAATACTTGAACATTGGTTAGAAACTACTAATGATCCTTATATGATTTATATGGAGGATGATGTTAATTTTGAATATTTAGAATATATGCATTTTGATTGGGAATATTTAATGAATCATATTCCACATGATTGGGATTCAATTTTACTTGGATTTGAAAATAGTTTGGCAATTCCTTGTTTTTTTCATCCAAACATGTTTTATCATAATACTGGACCATCTTTACTTAATAGACATTATGTAAAAAAATTATTAAGATTGCATACAATTGATGGGAAATATAATTTTTTTAATAAAATTTCTAATTTATATTGGAAGGGGGCAATGGGACATCCTGAATTCGTGATTCTGGACTATTCTTTAAATCATTGTGGTAGATCTTATGCAATACCTTTAATGCCACAACGATGTGATATGGGGGCACATAGTGGGATTGAGTCTCAAATTTTTGCTAATGAAGCATATACTTTATGGTGGAAAAATTTGAGAGATAATTATACACTAGATGAATTTTTTACTTATTCTAAACCAAACGATTTCTTTATAACTAAATATAATATTTCAAATTACAATTAAACAAACTATAAAATATTTTAATGACAATATTTACTGGACACATAATGCCAAAATGGAGCATGAATCAATTTTATGAACTTCCTTATTCTGCTGCAAAATATCATGATATTTCAGATATAATTAAATATGTTTCTGTTGGGCATGATGAAAAAAATTTAACAATATTTAAATGCAAAGAACCTCATCCTATGCCAAGCTGTGTTTATGAGTATATTTTTCCACACTTTAATAATTTGAAGAATAAAGTTTGTGCTGTAAATTTATTTATTCCAGCAAATTATTTACCATATCATCAAGATTCTCTTATTAGATATGAAAATTTATTTGGAAAATCTATAAATGTATGTAGATATATGATTATGTTAGAGGACTGGCAACCTGGACAAATACTTCTCATAAGAGATAAAGCATATTCTGGGTGGAGTTCTGGTGATTACTATGGATGGACTAATGATGAAAAACATAGTTTTTATAATATGAGTACTGTGAAAAGATACGCACTTCAAATTACTGGAGATTTAACTAATGATTGATACAAAAAAAGAATGGAATCAACTAACATTAAAGTTTGATACATTAAGATATAATTTTAATTTATGGGCTTTGGATATTGCTAAAAAAATATGTCCAGATGTTGAAGATCTTGAAAAATTACACATACACGTCAGTCCATTTGATTTGTGTAGAATAAAAAAACAATTTCATAAAAGCTGTAATGAAAGAGAGTTTATGGAAATGGTAGATGAATTTATGAAAGAATATATTCCACCATTGATTGGGAATAAAAAATATTTAATACAAAGGAACCCTACATTAAGGATGGTAGAACCCAATCAAAGTAATAACGGAAGAAGATTGTGGTTTCATAAAGGCACTTGGGTTGGAAATGGATCTGGATTGAGAACTGTGTGGATGCCATTCACTAGATCCTTTGATTCAAATTCAATGCAGATGATTAATTTTAAAACTTCTAACGAACTGAGTCAGAAATGTGTAGATGAGCAATGGAGCTTAGAAAAATTTGAATCAGAATGTGTAAAGAATTGTTTCCCAGTTAATCTAAATTATGGAGAATGTTTTTTGTTTTTTCAGGATCATTTGCATGGAAACATTAATAATGAAACTGAAATCACTAGAGTTAGTATGGATATTCGAATTCTTATTGAGGGGGAAGATTATTTTAGAAAACTGCCTGGGGGTTATTTTAGATTTCCTGGAGACTTTAAATCAAATATTAAACAAGACAATTCTGAACGATACTTTTTAACATATGATTCTTGGGGTAGTAAATATAGTAAAAATATTCCATTACATCTACAAAAAATGTATATGGATTCATATTGTGAAGAAAATAAAATATATCCACAGGATAGTTTAACTGATAACATTGATTTAACTTGGTTTCCAGCATTGAGAAGTTATATAAAACAAAAACCAGATGGAATAGTAATGTTAAGTATTTTTTCTCTTCCAGATAAAAAAGAATGGAGAGACGAAATCTTAAATCTTGCCTTAGAGAATAATGTGGAATTACATTTTGTAAATGAATATTTAATATTAAGAAACAAGACTGATTTAAAATTAATACAAGATTATTTAAATTTCTCCCCCACTCCCAACAAATGAAAAGTCAGAACGAATGGGATAAATTAAAGAAAGTTATTGTGGGAGTTGCAGATTATGCAAGAGTTCCTGAAGTAGATTTAAGCGTTAGGACAATAAACTATGCCGATAGAGAAGATGTTTCTAATGTTCCTGTTGGTTTATATCCAAGACAAGTTATTGATGAAGCAAATGAAGATTTGGAAGTTTTTGTGGATTTTTTGTTGAGCGAGAAAGTTGAAGTTGTAAGGCCACAGAGGACTTCTACTGATTATTATAATTTTTGCCCAAGAGATGTTGTATTTACTCATAAAGACTTGACTATTGCGACTCCCATGCCTTTGATGTGTAGAAAAGATGCGTGGAAACCTTTGATTGATCATTTAGGTACTACTTTAATTGTTCCATGTAGACATCAAGATGGGTTGTATGATGAAAATTGTGTAGGTAATAAAGATACTCTTGCACTCACTGAAGTCACTCCTGCTTTTGATGCTGCAAACATTCTTCGTGCAAATGATGATATTCTGTATCTTGTTTCCAATAGTGGAAACGTTGCAGGTGCAAATTTACTTCAAAAAATACTTCAAAATAGTGCAAAAGTTCACCTCCTCCAAGGAGTTTATAGTTATATGCATATTGATACTACAGTTGCATTTCTTCGTGAAGGTTTGATGTTACTCAACCCAGAAAGAATCAAATCTGTAGATGTTCTTCCAAAACCATTTCAAAATTGGGATGTAATTTGGTGTCCTGAACCTTTTGATATTGGATATTATCCAGGGTATAATCATGCCACTGAGTGGGTTAATATGAATCTTTTTAGTATTAATCCAAATTTAGTTGTTCTTGAAGAGCATCAGGAATCCACAAGAAAGGAATTAGAACTCCATGGTATTGAATGTGCAATGCTTCCAATGAGACATGGCAGAACTTTAAGTGGAATTTTTCATTGTGTAACTTTGGACTTAGAAAGAAAATGATAGAAGTTTCACAGTTAGATCTGCATATTACACATACTTGTAACTTAACTTGTGAAAGTTGTTCAGATTTTACAAATCATAAATTAACCGGAATGCTATCTTTACAAGAGGCAGAAGAGTGGATGTCAAATTGGAATAAAAAATTAAAACCTAAGCATTTTATACTGCTTGGTGGAGAACCAACTTTAAATAAAGATTTAGTGGAGTTTTTATATCTATCAAGACAAATGTGGAGAGAAAGTAGACTTATATTATCTTCAAATGCATTTTTTTTACATCTTCATCCAACTTTAGGAAGAGATCTTAAGAATACTGACACATTATTAACAATATCAATACATGATATGTCTAAAGAATATCTTAATACTATTAAATCAAATTTAATATTATGTAAAGAATGGATACAGGAGTATAATATAAAAGTATCAATTATCCTTGCACATAAAAAATGGAGATCAATTTATAAAGGATATGGTTCAAATATAATTCCATTTGAAGATAATGATATAAAGTCCAGTTGGAAAAGTTGTTTTATGAAAGAATTTGACGATGATAGTCATTGCTATCAGTTACATGAGGGTAAAATATGGAAATGTCCTCCTATTGCATATTTACCTTTAATGGCAAAAAAATATAAGTTATCTGAAAAGTGGGACCCATACTTAAGATACAAACCGTTAGATCAAAATTGTAGTGATGAAGAAATATTGGAATTTTTTAGTAGAGCGGCTGAGTCTATTTGTGGAATGTGTCCAGCAAAAAAAATGTATATAGAAAATTCAAAAAATTCTATATTATCAGTAACTGAAGGTATAGAATTATGAATTCTCCATTATGTATTTTACCTTGGGTACATTTTTGTCCAAATCCTGACGGAATTGTAAATCCTTGTTGTGTGAACCCCACCATATTGGGGGATATGAAAATTCAAACTATATCTGAAATCTGGAATGGTGAATCTATGAAAGATTTTAGAAATAAAATGCTAAATTCAGATGATCTTCCTGAAAGTTGTAAAGTTTGCAAACTTAATCAAAATGCTACCCATGACTACACTAAATTGTATAATTATAACATGGATGGCAATTCATCTTTAAGATTATTTTATAATCAAGTTTTTGCTTCTACATTTAAAGATATAGAAAAAATAACAAATAGTGATGGATCAGTATCTACAATTGAGTTTAAAGGATGGTTGTTTAGAATTAGTAACAAATGTAATTTTAAATGTAGAATGTGTAATTTTTCTAATAGTTCTGAGATTAGTAAAGAAGAAACTGGTAATGTTGAAGTAGAAATAAACAGCAACTACATAGATAATTTTATTTCTGATCATATTGATAATTTTGAATTGATAGAATTTGTTGGTGGGGAAACTTTATTGGAGGAAGAGCATTATAGATTATTGGATATTTTATTAAAAAATAAAAAAACAAATATAAATTTATATTATAACACTAATATGTCAATATTAAAATACAAAAACAAAAATGTATTGGATTATTGGAGACAATGGAATCCTGAAAAATTAAAGGTTATTGCTAGTATTGATGAAATAGGAGATAGGGCTGAATATATTAGAAAAGGAACTAACTGGAGAATAGTTGAAAAAAATTTAAAAATTTTATCTGAAGAAAATTTTATTATAGGTACTAATATAGTAGCTTCTTGTTTAAATGTATTCAGAATTCCTGAAATTATACAGCATTTAACTGACATTGGTCATATTAATCAAAGGTCAAAATATAAAAATTTTGACATTACAACTATACTTGGAGGTTTCTATGTTCAATTATTAAGTAGAAGTTTTAAAGAAAAAATCAAAGATAATATTAATCAATTTATACAAAATTATAATATAAAATATGAAACTGATATTTATCCTAATTGTATAACTGTTTTAAATTTATTAGATGATGATACTTACAGTAATGCAGAAAATCGTAAAGATTTTTTGTTAAAAATAATGGAAAAGGATAAAATAAGAAATGAAAATTTTTTAGATATAATTCCTGAACTTTCTGATATTTTATTACAATACAAAAATGACATTAATTATAGTTAATAAATAATGACAGATGCTTTCCTAAATGAAACTCTATAATTCTTCTTCGGACTACTTGTTTAATTTACAAGCAACAAGTTCATCAGATGCAAAGAGAATGTGGAGACAATCAATCAAAGATAAATGGAATCATAAATGTGCATACTGTGGAAACACAGAAAATCTTACAATCGATCACGTCATTCCACAATGTAAAGGTGGGAGTGATTTTCTTACAAATGTAGTGTGCTGTTGTAGGTTCTGTAATAACTCAAAATCTCATACCGACTGGGAGGAGTGGTATTATAATCAGGACTTCTTTACAGAAGAACGATACGATGCTATAATCAATTGGATGAAACCTAAAACAAACTCAAATCTATATACGTATGGATCCCGAAGAAACAATGCAACTTAATGAAATCTGAAAGTATTGATCTCCAATCATTTTTTGGAGGTTTCATCATTGCACATCTATCAATTATCATACCAATTTTAATCATCTTATGACTTTTACAGTTTATTCGAAAAGGCTTTGTCCTTATTGTGATAAAATTAAACAAATTTTAGAACACGTATCAGTAGAGAAAGGACATCCGGTAGTCATTTATGATTTGAATACTCATTTTAATAAAGATGAGTTCTATGCTGAATTTGGAGAAGGTTCTACATTTCCTCAAGTAGTTTGTAATGAAAAACATCTTGGCGGATGTTCAGATACAATTAAGCACTTACAAGAACATAATATGTTATAATGTCTTCTATAAATAAGAATGTAGACCACGATGTAAATCGTGGCGTAGAACTAATGCTTCGCAGGAGGGAGAAAACGGTTCCAGAAGAACTTCCATTACAAAGG